TCTTCGAAAACAACACGTTTTTCAACGATCCGTTTTATTTCACTTGTATTTTCTAAATATAGTTCGGGTAGCTTCAAATAACCCTGTTCGTCGGCATTGGCATTCGGAACGTTTTTATTCCCACCCACAGGATAAATGCGGGTAATGGTATCGCCCTTATCAACGTTTTGTTTGGTAACTTCATACAATCCGTTTCCCTTGCCTTGAATAAATGTCAACCCGGTTGCATTTTCTATGCGTTCAACATAGTTTATTTCCTTGTTAGCAAGTAAGAATTCAACGTTGAATTCGGTAGATAGCGTTGTAAGCACATCCCTACAACTCATAGAGCTAAACGAAATGTTTTTATAGTCAGTATCAACAATGCTTCCACGTGTCCAACCGGTGTCTATCCCCAAGGGGTTAGCAACTGTTTTATTTGTATTCCAAACAACAATATCAACGAAATCAATGAGCTTTCCGGTAAGTTGAAAAGTAGAAGCTCCTGTAAGTGGGTTGGTTATCAATTTATCGAGAAGCGTGTACAACGGATGTTCGAAAATAAGATCGTACACCCATTCGACATCCGATTTTTGGGTAAACTCATCATCTCGATTCAACGTATAATTCACTCCATTGTATTTCAGATAATCACCGGTTTGAATATCTAGCTCGGCCTCGGCAACAATTCCGATTTGAACCTCCAAAACACCCATGATAGCCTCTTTGTATGTTGCGCTTTTTTCTGAAATATAGCAACATACTATTTCAATATCGTTTACCAATCTATAAATACTAATCATTGAGTGATGCTTTTAGAGTGAATTTTAGCAGATTATCAGCTACAAACTGCGCCTTAAACCCTTCTTTAAAATATAGCTGAACACTTGAATTGTCAGGGAGTATCAATGTTCTAAACCCTGATTTGTAGCAGAGAGAATGCAGTTGGCAGATGTTAGTGTACAGCTGGGCAATACTGTCGGCTTTTGCAAAACAGGTTAGCGTAATGCTTCGAAGTTCCCGGTACTGTGCTTTAGTGTACAATTCAGTAGTGCTTATCTCAATACGGTTGGCAATGTCGCGAAGTCCTTCCGTTTTTGAAATCGTAAGTCCAAAATCGGCTTGTAGATTATAATTATCCAGTCGAAAGGATCCTGAATTAGATGCAATTACTGTCAATGGTTTAAAAATATATGCATCTTGCCAAAAATTAGCGGAAATAGTAGCTACCAAATCATATTCAACCACTTTTATATCCGATCGGCAAATAACATTGAAACTATCATAATCGAATGATAATACAGTACAGCTAATACAGGCCGTTTTAAAGGCGTTTATTAGATTTACAAGGGTTTGCTTGTCTGAGGCATGAATAACGACGTTTAGCCCCAATTCCCGCCCATCTAGCTCTATATCTTCGGCGCTTACAAATGGCTCGATAGAAGTTCCCCAATTATACTCGGTTTGGCCTTTACGCTTTGGCATATCAAAAATACCTTCAAGAGCAATGCCCGGACCTTTAGTCACCGGCATTGCTCCGAAAGTAAGTATATCCACATTGTTGAGTTTATAGCTCATATGTTTCTCTATTTTTTATGTTTAGTTTGGTTTCTCCACGAGTAGTGGCATTCGAATACAAGTTCACGATCACACGTGCGTTTTCGGTGGCTGTAACGAAGACCTGAGCATCGTCTAGGGCATCAATCACAACAAATGCATTCCCCGAAGCTTTGACAATCAAAAACGCTTTGTGCTTAGCATAAATACGAGATACAGCGTAATCGGTAAGCGTAACCTCAAAATCACACTTACCAAGTAAAACCAATCTTTCAGGATTTCGAACCACACGTTTTCGGTCAACGAATACACCTTGTTGAAGAAGATCTTCCTGATACTTTTTCATGTATTCTAAACATGGGAAATTAGTTGCCAGGCAAAAATCTATTCTATCGTAGAATGTTTTAATCAGATCCTCGATTGTTTTTGACTTTTTCAATTGCTTACGGCCATCGGTACACCCTTTGAGTGCTTTCGATTCTTCTATCAAATAGTTTAGTTCCATAGTTTATCCCCTGCTTCGGGTTCCTTTAGTATTATTATTAATTGCTGTTAGTTCATCTTTCAATTCTTTAATTGAATCGCTAAGGCCATCTGTATTATCGGCTGATCTTTTCGTATTAAGCTCTATCTTACGAGTATTTTCCATAATTACTCCAACCGAAGCGCTTATATCAACCGTTTTGGCCTGATCCACTTTATTGCCATACAAAAGCCATTCTTTGATCGAACGAATATCGAGCGAAGTCATCGTCCAAAGTCCAACAAGCTGTGAAGCTGTTGCCTCGGTAGTAGCTGCAGAAAGTTGTCCGGTTACGCCTGATTTTTTCGAATCTTCCAAATACGGGTCGAGTGCGTTTTTATATTGAGCCGCTTTGGCGTCGAGTGCGTTGGTAAGTACGTCAATAGCTGCCTGCTCTGATTGGGAGATAGTGCCATCTTCCATGGCCGAAGCTATGGAGTTCATAATTCCGGTAACTTCCGGTTGAAGCTTATTTTTAAGTTGATCTATCAAAGCGGTTTTTATCCAACCTCTTACAACTTCAAATGATTTCTTTGCCTGATCTTCTCCACTACTCCACACATCTGCATAAGCATTGGCGAGTGAGTCAATAGCAGACATTACATCGGTACCGGTTAGTGCTTCGATATACGAATCTTTTAGCTCCTCAATCTTTTTCTTATTTGCATCGATTGTATCCTCGTAATTAGCAATTGCTCCACTATCCACTTTTTTCTTTGAATTCTCAGCAGTGATTTGTTTTGCAATTGCCTCGTTTTGAGCTTTCAGATTTTCCATTTCGGAAGTTACCAACTGAGCCTTTGTTGTCGAAAATGCTTTAGTGATTGAATCCTCCAAATCATCATACGATTTCTTCAGCGAATCGATAAGCCCCTGTTGTTTCTTAATCTCCTTTTCAGCCGCCTTTGTTTTTGAGTCGAAAAGTTTAAACCCATTGACAAGCATATCAACAGAACCCTGAATAATTTGCATAGGATTTCCCGAAGCAATACCCATGGCAAGGGTGGCAGCTCCGCCAACCATTCCCATCACTTCATCAGCCGTTTTTTTCTGATCGTCGGTAAGCATACCTAAATCACTCAACCCACCAACAACAGATCCGAGTATCTGCTGAACACCATTCAAAGCAGCACCGGCAGCGCCAGCCATCGAAGCGGTAGCACTTGCAGCCTCAGTTTCTAGTTTTGCTAAATCGGCTGTTGATGTTTTAGGGTCAAGTTGTCCCGCTTTTAAAGCTGCGCCGGCTTTTGTATTACCCGAAATAGCATTACCAAGTTGGGCAAATGGATTATTTTGGTTTTTATTTCCGGCAACAGTCGTTTGAGCTGAATTAATATCAGCAAGCATTTTCTTTGCAGTTTCAGAAGACAGTTTTCCGGCAGCTTCTTCGGCTACTATCCTGGCCTTGATATCAGCAATAAGTTTTTCTGTAGTTTCTTTCGAAGCCTGTAGTTTATCATTGGTAGCAGCTTTGTAAAGGTCAGTTTCTTGAATTTTAGCGGCTGTAAGTTCGCTTATTTTTTTGTCGCGTTCCATCGTGGCAATCCCGGCAGCAGCTAGTTCTCCACTCTGCACTAGTTTTACAATATCTTCGTTGTAATTAGTTTCAACCTTTACACGCTCATCGGCATACTGCAAAGCGATTTTAGCCATTTCTTCACCCCATAATCTTGTGGCTTCGGCTTTCTTTTCGCCATAGGCGTTTACTATATTAAGTTCGGCAGCACCTAGTTTAGACCCTAATTCATGCTTAGGGTCTATCGTGTTAAGCGATGATTTAATATCACCCGAATCAGTAGAAAGGGGTTTAAAATTCTTATCACCACGGTGAGCTTTGTTATACGCATCAATTATTGAAACCTCTTTATCAGTGACTTTTTGTACCTCTTCGTTTTTTTCAAGCTCAATTTGTGCAAGTCGTGTTTGAAGATTATCTTCCGAATTTTTAAGCAGAAGATTGGCTGTTTGGTTTTGTAAATCCAACAATAAACCCTGTAAGTCTTGTTTAGCATTGTACTCTCCGTCTCCCTCTCTTTGAGCTTGCCTTTCGGCAGCAATGCGTGCTTTCTTCTCAGCAGCTAAACGTGCTTTAAGTTGAGCCGGAGTTTCTGAAACAGTAGGTTTTTCTTTTACTACCGATTGAGTAGTAGCAGATCCAAATTTTACTTCAGCGTCTTTCTGAACTTCTGTAAATAGTCCTTTTGCTTGCTTTGCCTTTCCAAGTAGATTCTTTAGTTCATTATCCACATAAGTAGTAGTTCCACCAAACTGACCTTGTTGTTGATAAACTGTTTCGTCAAATAATTTCAGAAATGATTCTTTTACTGATCCACCATTTTGAATTACGCCCTTAATTTGAGCTAAAAGTTCCAATGATTGTTTGCTGTCTTTCCCAAATTTAGCATCAATAAGAGCTTTTACTTTTGCGGTAACGTCTCCTTGTGTTTTTGCCAAATCATTTGAAGCGTCAGCCGTAGCCGTTGTCATAGCTCGTGCTCGTGCTGACTTTATTATTTCCTCGGTAATGGTTCGCTGAGCAAGTGCAACGTTATTCAACGCCGTTTTTTCATCGCCTAAGCCTTTCAGATATTGGCCGTATTGCGACATAATAGCATCCTTGGCACTCTTATACTCCTCAGTGCCTTTTTTAGCCGCTTTGAGCCTAGCAAATAGAGTATCGACCTGTATTACCTCCCCACGGATAGACGTTTCTGTATTTTGAGCCGTTTCGTTTAGTTTTTCGTGGGCTTTTTGTGCTTCTGTTGTACGAGTAGCTAAATAATAAATTCCTCCGGCCAATGCAGCTATCGCAACTGCAGCAGCAACGTAAGGGTTAGTAAGCATTGTTTTGTTGAGTAAACTTTGAGCAGCTGTACGAACTTCCAATGCTGATATTTCGGCAATTTCGGAGGCGGTAAGCGTTACGTTTGCAGCAATAAGGCCACCATTAGCAGCAACGGCCAACGCTTTGTTGGCAATGCTTACCTGTTCGGCTACATTGGCAATGATAAGCCCGGCTCTGTACGCTCCATAAGTACCAACTAGGCCAATAATTACTTTACCTACTGTTTCGTAGTTCTCAATGAGTAATGAACCCATACCTACAGCATCATAAAGTACACCTTTGTTAGCTGTACCCATTTCGTTATACATCATTGCTAGTTTATCCTCAAGGTTAGAAATCTCACCTGTGAGGCTTTCGGATATTTTCGCATTTGCTCCGGTAACACCTTTCAAGTCACCAAGAGAAAGGATATACTTTTGAATTGCTGAGTTGGTGTTATCAACTGTAGTTTGTTGTTCTTTGAACGAGAATGTAACTTTATCACCATTGGCCGATGCTTTGATACCAAACTCTTTCAATCGTTCGAACTGTCCGGTTTGTGCGTCGAGAAGCGCTTCTGCAAGTTGGTCGAATGATTTACCGGTGGAGCTGGCAAGGTCGCCAAGTTTTACAAGTTCTTCACGAGTTGGAACAAAGCCCTGGTTAGCCATTTTTATAAAGGCAGCTGTCACCTCATCCAATTGAAATGGAGTTGTAGCAGCAAACTGAGCTATCATGTCAAGCGCATCGTTTCCGGCATCGTTTCCAAGCGTATTGCGAAGTACGATTCCGAACTTCTCAAACTTGGCTGTAGTATCAAGAATATCCTTTCCTAGCATACCGAGCGCAGCGGTACCACCAATAGCACCGAGCGCAGTACCTACACCGACAAAACTATCTTTCATTTTATCGCCCTCTTTAACGGCATCTGTGCTAAAGCTCTTGATTATATTTGAGGCTTCTTTTGCGTCATTTCGTAGCCCGGAATTGTCTATTCCACTGGCGAAAAACAATGCTCCATCTTGATTTTGTATACCCATTTTTCAGCGTTTATACTAAAATATAATTGCACAAAAAAAGTCCTCGTTTCACAACGAAGACTTTTTTTGTGCAATTTAAACTCAAACTATGAAATCACACATCATTTTTGACAAAATCATCATTCAAATAACCACTAATTTTATATCGTATCGGCTTACCGTAATCATTCAATGATAGAATACTGTATTTGTTTAAGCCAATTTTACTGTAACTACATAAACCATAATCAGGGTTTCGATAGGCATCGACAAAGGCAATTTTTTGCACAATAAGCTTTTCGAATGGCATGATATCGGTCTGTACTTGCACTACCTGAGTAGTAAGGTTAGAAACGATAGCGTTTGCCTGAATTTGGTAATCATGTTGCTGTACTCCGAAAATCTGCAACTGGTCTGTTTGGTGGTAAGTACCACTCGCATTCGTAGCCATGAATCCAATCAGCGCTACGCAAATCAATAAAAATCTTTTCATAAATTTTTGTTTTAAATGAATAATAGAAAATTCAATAAGTTACTATGGACTTTAAAATATAAACGTTTACAGTTTGTCTGCATGTTGGCAGTATTTCTGCGGGGATTCCTATTCGGTTACGTTTACCGAAAATAATATCCAGTTAGCTTAAGTGATCAGCTTCAACTAAACTTCAACTACTTTCAAAATCCCCTTTCTCTTTTGGTTTGAGCCTCTTAACGGATTCGAACCGCCGACCTACTCAATGATGATACAAGGGCATTTTATGCAGATTGTACCGCTCATTGAATTGCTCTACCAACTGAGCTAAAAAGGCAACTACAAATAAAAATATAAATCAAAAACACGTTTACTTCATTATCAAAATAGCACCGACCGCACCAACTACACCATACACCCACTTCTCAGCCTTTTTGAAGATGCTTTCTTTCTTGTTGAGAGCTTTATTTTGTACGGCAATAGTATTATCCTTTGTAGCAATCAATCGCACTTTACTCGCGATAATGGTATCTTTAATTACAATTTGCTGCTCACCCAAGTACAATCGCCGGCTGTAGCTTTCTGCCTCAATGTTTAGATTTAGATTTGTGCTGTCAAGTGCAACATTTTCAGACCT